TCTCGCACGACGACATGCGGTCCATCATCGACTCCGTCGGGAACTACGGCGGCTCGCTGAAGCGTGCGGTCGGTGCGTGGGCCGAGGCTCACCTCGAGCACGGCATCAACGACATCGACACCCTGTTCCCGGAGGCGCGCAACCTCGACGCCACCCCCGACTGGAACAAGCGTCGGACCGAGTGGGTCGCCGGCGTGCTGGACGGCTGCGCCAAGACGCCGTTCTCGCGCATCAAGTCCCGTCAGGCCGACCTGACCCAGGAAGAGGCCCGAGCCAAGGGCTACATCAAGGGCAGCCTGAAGAAGGAAGAGTGGTTCGGGCTCACGTCCCGGACGACCGGCCCGACCACCATCTACAAGAAGCAGAAGCTGGACCGGGACGACGTCCTGGACATCACCGACTTCGACGTCGTCGCCTGGATGAAGGGCGAGATGCGGATCATGCTCGAGGAGGAAATCGCGCGCGCGATCCTCGTCGGTGATGGCCGCGAGGTGGACGACGAGGACAAGGTCAAGGACCCGGCGGCCGCGGCTTCGGGCGATGGCATCCGTTCCATCCTGAACGACGACGATCTGTACGCGCCGACGTTCAACGTCAACCTGGACGACGCCAGCTCGACCTACATGGAGCTGATCGAGGCCATCCTGCGGGCCCGCCGCCTGTACAAGGGCACCGGCACCCCGGCGATGTACACCACGGCCGCGGTCGTGTCCGAGCTGCTGCTCCTGCGCGACGCCAACGACCGTCGCTTCTTCCGGTCGCTCGACGAGCTGGCCGCCGAGATGCGCGTATCGAAGATCGTCGAGGTCGAGGTCATGGAGGCCGAGGAGTACGACGACGTCGTCGCGATCCTGGTCAACCTGGCCGACTACAACATCGGCACCGACAAGGGTGGCGAGGTCAACCTGTTCGACGACTTCGACATCGACTACAACCAGCTCAAGTACCTGATCGAGACCCGGCTCTCGGGCGCCCTGACCAAGATCCTCTCGGCCCAGGTGTTCCGCAAGACCGGTTCCGCCGTCACCCTGGTCACCCCGGCCGTGCCGAGCCAGACCGACGACGAGGTCACGATCACCAACACCACCGGCGTCACCTACAAGGTCTCGGCCTTCGACGGCGTCGTCACCTACAACGGCAGCCAGGTCGCCGTGGATACCACGGTCACCGCGTCCTTCCCGATCGTGCTGGCGGACGGTACCAGCGTCACGGTCGAGGCCACCCCGGCTTCGGCGTCGTACGCCCTGAACAACAACGTCGAGGACGAGTGGACCTTCACCTTCGAGGCGTAGTCTGGAGCGCAAATGGCAAGGTTCCGCGGCAAGATCGGCTACGGGATCGCTACCGAGGCTGCTAACGGTGTTTGGGAGGACGTGATCACAGAACGCACATATTCTGGAGACGTCATCCGAAACACCAGGCAGCTGACCGAGGCTGAGGCGAAAGTCAATGCCGATGTTAAGGTCAGTAACTCGATTAGCGTTGTCGCAGACGCTTACGCCGGCGAGCATTTCTTTGCCATTCGCTACATCAGATGGGCGGGGGCTCTGTGGACGGTAACAGACGTCGAAGTGCAGAGCCCTCGCCTCCTGTTGCGGTTGGGGGGTGTTTACAATGGGCCGACCGCGGACTGATCTGCAGGCCATTTTCGAGACGATTCTCGGAAACACCAATGCGTATTACCAGCCCCCACCAACCTTGCAGATGGCTTATCCGTGCATCGTGTACGATCCTGATCGCATGGACAGTGAGTTCGCCGACAACAGCCCGTATGTCTTGACGAGGCGATATTTGGTGACGACCATCACTCGGGATCCTGATAGTAGTCTCCCGATGCAAGTGGCTTCGTTGCCGATGTGCCTGATGAATCGAGCATATCGTGCAAACAACCTCAACCACCACGTGTTCATTCTCTATTTCTGAGAGGAAACCATGACTACCCTTGCTTGGGACCAGGTCGGTGAGCACTTCTACCAGACCGGCGTGGACCGCGGCGTCCTGTACCTCGCCACCGACGGCGTGTACGACAGTGGCGTGGCCTGGAACGGCCTGACCACGGTCACCGACGCTCCGACGGGCGCGGAGGCCACCGCGTTCTACGCGGACAACATCAAGTACCTCAGCCTCATGTCGATCGAGGAGTGGAAGGGCACCATCGAGGCCTTCACCTACCCCGACGAGTTCTGCGAGTGCGACGGCTCCGCTCAGCCGGAGACCGGCGTCTACGTGGGTCAGCAGCCGCGACGGATGTTCGGCTTCTCGTGGCGTACCCGCCTGGGCAACGACACGGAGGGCGAGGAGCTCGGCTACAAGATCCACATGGTGTGGGGTGCCAAGGCGTCCCCGTCCGAGAAGGCCTACGCGACGATCAGCGACTCGCCGGAGCCGCTGAACTTCAGCTGGGAAGCGTGGACGATCCCCGTCGGCTTCGACCCGGACGGCGACTACGCGGACCTGAAGCCCACGTCGTACCTGTGCATCGACTCGACCAAGGTGGCATCGGCCGACCTGGCGGAGCTGGAGGACTTCCTCTACGGCACGATCTCCGTCGACCCGGCTCTGCCGACCCCGGACGAGGTACTGGCGGTCTTCGCCGGCGCCCTGACCGTGGCCACGCCGGCCACGCCGACGTACGACTCGGGGACGGACATCATCACCATCCCGGGTACGACCGGCGTGCAGTACTACATCCCGGGTGTGGGCGACGTGGCGGCCGGTGCCTACGGCCCGATCGCTGCCAACACCTACATCAAGGCCCGTCCGACGGCCGGCTACAAGTTCCCCGACCCGGTCATCAACGCCTGGCTGATCACCTTCAGCTAATACCCTGCTCTGACTGAAAGGAGGCCAGAGAATGCTTCGGCTTACTGTTGTTACCGAGGAAGGCTTCAACGAAGCCACCCAAAGATTCGTTTCGGCAGAGACTTTTGTCGTTGAGCTGGAGCATTCTCTGGTCTCACTGTCAAAATGGGAGTCCAGATTCGAGAAGCCTTTCCTGACATCGAAAGACAAATCTCCGGAAGAGCTTATCGCCTATCTGGAGATGATGTGTCTCACTCCGGAAATTCCCCCGGAGGTTTTCCCGAAGTTCTCTCGGGACAATTTGGACGAACTAAACAAGTACATCAACTCGAGGCAAACCGCGACTTGGTTCAACGACAGAGATCAGCGGCCTAGCCGAGACGTGATCACATCCGAGTTGATCTATTATTGGATGGTTGCGTTCAACATCCCCTTCGAGTGTCAGTTCTGGCACTTGAATCGTCTCCTCACCCTCATCAAGGTGTGCAACATCAAGAACACGCCACCTCAGAAGGCCCGGAGAATGAACAGAGCAGAGGCGATGAGCCGTCAGAACAGTCTGAACGCCCAACGTAGAGCGGCAGCGAAGTCACGAGGCTGAGAGGAGGTCTGACATGGCGAAACTTACTTGGGATGACCCAGGCGAACACTTCTTCGAGATCGGCGTGGATCGAGGCGTTCTCTACGTCGGTGACAATGCAGGCGTAGCCTGGAATGGTCTGATCTCCGTCGACGAAAGTCCTACCGGAGGCGACCCGACGCCGTACTTCCTCGATGGTCTCATGTACCTAATGGTGCCCACGGCGGAATGGTTTGAGGCCACCATCACCGCCTTTCAGCGTCCGGCCGCGTTCGGTCCATGTGACGGTTCTTCGACCGGTGTTAACGGCATGATCATCACGGGTCAAAGGCGTCAGCCGTTCGGTTTGACCTACCGAACCATGATCGGTAACCAAGAGGATGGTCCAGACCATGGATATCTCATCCATCTGGTCTACAACGCGATGGTGGGACCATCCTCGAGGAACCACGCCACGATGGACGACGGCGTCAACCCTGCTCCATATTCGTGGCCGGTGAAAGCGAAGCCCGCGGTGGTACCGGGTTACAAGCCGACTTCGCACCTCATCATCAACTCGTTGACGACGCCACCAGATCTGTTGTCTGATCTGGAGGATGTTCTCTACGGTTCGAGTCTGGTGGCAGCAAGCTTGCCCACTCCCGAAGAGATATTCGAGCTGGGCTTCGGCATCATCGTCATCGACAACGGCGACGGCACATTCAGCGTCACTGGTCCGGATTCCATGGTGTTCCTGGTCGACCCGGACAACTACTCGATCACCAGTCCTTCACTCATATTCCTCGACGCCGACACGTTCGAGATCAGCTCCGTTTAGGAAGGAGGAGTTGTGGCTACTGTTACCGGCTATACAGCCGCGAAGATGCAAGAGATCGTCGATGGGACGGTGGAATCCGGCTACATCAACGGCTCTGGACATCTTATTCTCGTCCTTCACGACGCGACCGAGATCGACGCAGGCTCGGCTCTTCCCGCCCTACCCACTGCAAGCGACACCGTCGCCGGAATCGTGGAGTTGGCTACCAATGCGGAGACCATCACTGGTACTGACGCAACTCGGGCCGTCACGCCAGCAAGTCTGGCGGCTGCTAGCACTACTCTTGTCCCCGCGGCAAGCGACACCGTGGCTGGACGAGTCGAGCTGGCCACTAGCGCCGAGACCATCACTGGCACCGACACCGTACGAGCTGTCACGCCAGCAGGATTCGCCGCCGGTTTCGACTCCCGGCTAGGCACCAAGGGCCTCGACGCGCTGTCGGACGTCATCATCACGTCTGCGGCGATCGGCCATATTCTGCAGCATGACGGTTCCACGTTCGTGAACAAGGCGACGCTGGACCTGATCGGTGCCGCAGCTGGTACGGACGTTCTCTCCGTGAAGGTGACGGGTGACACGAACGTCCGAACTGTGATCAACGGAGATGGCTCGATCGAGTTCGGATCCGGGGCTGCCGCCGTCAACATCAAGATCTATCGATACGCCGATAACATTCTCGGCATCGATGACGGCATCATGATGACGGACCCCACCAAGCAGCTCAACATCGGTAACTCGGGTTCGACTGCCATCATCGCGGTCAAGGCCTCGGCGACAAGCGATGCCGTCTTCACTACTCGAGCCGGCGCCAGCGCTGACAGCTACTTCTACATGGACGCTCTCGGTGACCATTGGTGGGGTAACGGTACGGCTACTCAGGAGATCCAGCTGGGACGGACGGCGAACAACGCGCTTTCTCTCCAGACCGCCGATTTCCTGATTGCTACGGCCGGTCGGGGTCTTCGAATCAAGGAAGGCTCGAACGCCAAGATGGGTTCGGGTACCCTGGTCGGTGGCACGCTCACGGTCAACACCACCGCAGTGACTGCGAACTCGCGCATATTTGCGTTCTGCAACAGTCCGGGTG